ATTATTACAAAGAAAATAATTTGTTTAAAAATCGACGATTTTAAACAAAAACGAAAAATCCCTGTTGAATTTGGGATTTTATCGATGTTTTTAAACTTTTTCTTGAAAAAATAAAATATTTTTTAAAGTAAATGAGTTCCAATAGTTCCAATAGTTCCACGGCGGGGGGTAATACTAAACCCCCGCCTAAACAAGATTCTCCAAAAAAAAGATGGTGTTTAACACTGAATAACTATAATGAAAATGAATTAAGTGATTTAATATCTTTTTTTAGTTCCAATAGTTCCAATAAATACATTATCGGAAAAGAAGTCGGCGAACTTAAAAATACGCCACATCTTCAATGCTATTGCAATTTTTCTTCTAAAATACGCTTTACTGCTATTAAAAAAATTAATGAACGACTTCATATTGAACCTTGTCGTGGAAATGAATTGGAAAATATTAAATATTGTTCAAAAGAAGGTAATTATATTAGTAATATGAGGGTTCCAAAACCCTTAAAATTAATTGATGTTGATAATATGTATCCTTATCAATATGATATTATTGAAATGATGAAAGAAGAACCAAATGATAGAAATATAATTTGGTGTTATGGTGATAAAAATATTGGTAAAACCCAGTTATTAAAATATATATGTGCTAAAATGTTTGCATGTATTCTTCCAGTTAGTCAGAAACACGCCCAGAGTCAGATTCATAAAACTCACGAAGAAGTTGATATTTATGTTTTTAATCTGACTGCGGACGAAAGCGAATATCAAAAACATGAATTATTTTCTACAATTGAAAGTATCAAAGATGGATTATTTAGTTCGTCCTTTGGTACTGAAACAAATGGTATGTGTTTATTTAATAGTAAACACGTTTTAGTTATGGGGAATAAACCACCTGATTTAACTAAAACCGAAATTGATATAAATCGTTTTAATTTATATGAAATTGAAAATGATGAATTAGAATTGAAAAAAATAGAATTAATTCCTCACTGATTATTTTTTTAAGATAAAAATGATGTCTCGACCCCTAAAGGGGTCGTTTCACTCTTCACCACTAATTTTTCTATTAAAAAAAGAAGGTGCGAAACCAAATCTTTTTAGTATAGAGTTGAATTAATGTTTTTCTTTATTTATGCTGATTGTCCAATTTCCTTTCGATCACTTAATATGACTATGTAATCGAACTCGACAGAAACGTCTACATCCAACGGGTCTTTGTTGAAATCATATTGCTCATTTGTACTACAAGGATGAGCGAATAAATGAAGATGTCTCATCTGTGTATGGATAATATCACTCTCGAATAACGCTCCCCATCCACTTGCGGGATATAATCCGTTTTCCAACTCTAAATCATATCTACGCGATGGTTCTTTTCGAATACTCCACGATGTTTTTATAACTTGTGGTTTATTTTGAGATAATAACATTTTACAATAACATTCCTTTTTTTCTAAAACATCGTCGAACTTAACTGTTGGTGTTTGATCATCTGCATATTGTGAATTGAGAATACCAACATAACACGGGACTGGGTCAGCGACTTTTTCTTGATAACCTGTTACGTCTCCATGACCTTGTGCGACGTGTTGAGGATTTGCGTGACTGATGGGTCCATATATAGGTTGCTTCAATATCCGCTCTTGTGACATAAATGTTAATTTTGCACGTGCTCCGATTACTGTGTTTTTATTATAAAACTCTTTGTATTGATCGTACATTATAGGTTGATGATTACGCGCTCCGTCCATAGTATGGTGGATTGCTTGAATGCTTGTTTGATCTATATCATGGAGATTATTCCACGCGAAAGTATATAACGACATATTATTTGCTGTTTCTGTATTACCTGATTTAATCTCTGCTGGATTAATTCTAATACGCGTTGTATATCTCATTCCTACCTTTTGTGTTTGAGGAAGTAATGGACGTGATATAACCATTGAAGATGTATTCTTGCGTCTATAATTGTTCTTGCGTTTGTATGGTTGTTTTTTTTTGTTTTGTGGTTTTTTTGATTTTCTTTGACGAGGCATTTATATTATTACAAAGAAAATAATTTGTTTAAAAATCGACGATTTTAAACAAAAACGAAAAATCCCTGTTGAATTTGGGATTTTATCGATGTTTTTAAACTTTTTCTTGAAAAAATAAAATATTTTTTAAA